CTGAAGAAGGCATGGCAGGTACTTTACTGTTTGACTCACATTCGTTTACGTTAGAGGAAACACATTCGTGAAACGTATACCTATGAAGGGCGGTGATGAGTATGATGCCCTAAGTAAATCACGTAAGTTCCTACGATGGAAATCAGGACAGATAAAGAAAATCAAACGTGCTTACAATAAAAGATTCCGTAAGTATAGCAAGGAGATTAACAATGAGTGAAATAAAAGTAACAGACATAGAAGAACACGAGGATGGCAGTGCTACACTACAAGTAGAGTGTGACCCTGAGACATTTATGGCTATCTTTGACGTAGGCTTTGTAACATTAATCAAGGCTGGCTTAGAAAAGGAGAAAGAAGAAGATGGGTAGGTATGTAGTGGAAATAGAGGTAGAGAAGGGGGAATACACTTTCGTGAGGAAGGAGAACCCTTGGACATACGACACTGAGGTATGGGTGTTTAACAGCCGTGAGGAAGCTGAAAAAGAGGCTAAGAAGTGGAATACTGGCAGAGTAGTGGAGTATCTATAATGTTGTTCTATACTGTCCTTGTGTTGAGCTACACACTGAACGGGGATCACTTACAGTCTAAAGTGATCTTCCCCAGTGCTAGGGCCTGTGGAAACGCTCTACCAGCTTATTACGAACCTGTGTATGCTTTAGACAGGAATGCCATAGGTCAATGCCTGAAGACTGATACATTATCAGGGTCTATTAAACCTAAGAGGAAACCAAATGTCAGTGGTTAAATATGCAGTGCAAGTTTGCTTTGGTGGTACAGAGTGGGTCAATGAGGTTGCTGATGATATTCTTCATCCCAACAGTAAACCAAAGCTTTACGATACCCAAGAAGAAGCTGTAAAACGTGCTAAATCTTATGTAGTTGCAAGGGTGGTTCAATATGTCGACACATGAAATACATGAACACGCTTTAGGCGAAGCTATCTTTGACTTCGAGGTAAATCAAATAGAGTTAGGTCTGAGAGGACCATTGCCAAACACTCCTTCTATCAGCCAAGGTTGTGAAGGTGATTACATAGACAATGCTTTGTTTGAAATTGAGGGGTTGTACGGAAGAGTAACAGGGGGTATACTCCTACACGCTACATCACTAACGCCTAAGAGTATAAATAGAACTATGGAGCGTTGGTATAGAATAAGGGATAGAAATAAATGTACGTTAAGCAAAACATTCTCGTAGCCTGTGAGTTCTCTGGCACTGTCAGAGAGGCTTTCAGAGCTAAAGGTCATAACGCTGTATCTTGTGACCTATTGGATTCAGATGACAATAGTCCATATCATTACAAAGGAGACGTAAGAGATGTTCTTTACGACACTTCTTGGGATATGGTTATAGCTCACCCACCTTGTACTTACTTGACCAATGCGGGTGTGTCTTGGTTGCACAGAGATCCATCTAGGTGGGACAAACTGAGAGAAGGTGCAAAGTTCTTTAGCTTGTTCCTTGATTTAGAAATCCCTAGAATATGTGTAGAGAACCCTATAATGCATAAGTATGCAAAAGAGTTGATTGGGTTTAGGCACCAAAGTCAGACTATCCAACCTTGGATGTTTGGTCATAAGGAGCAGAAAGCTACCTGTCTGTGGTTAAGAGGGTTGCCTTTGTTACAGGAAACGGATAATGTAAAAGAAGATATGCTAAAGCTTACTAAAGCAGAGCGTAACAGGATACACTATCTTTCTCCTTCTAAAGATCGTTGGAAGAAGCGTAGTATGACTTATCAAGGCATAGCAGATGCTATGGCAGAACAGTGGGGTTAAGATGATATTCGATATTGAAACAGATGGCTTTGATGCTACAAAGATACACTGCCTTAGTTTTACTGAGGGAGATCTTGTAGTGTCTACCACAGACTATGCAGAGATGAAGGCAGCTTTATGTGCAGCTGGTAAGATTATAGGTCACAACATCATACGTTATGACTTACCTGTACTTGAAAGACTCATTGGGTTTAAGCCTAGAAGAGATCAACAGGTAATAGATACTCTCGCTTTGTCTTGGTATGTTAACTATGACCGCCCTCGTCACGGTCTTGAGGGCTATGGAGTAGAGTACGGTGTACCTAAGCCTCAGATAGACGACTGGGCCAGTCTCAGTGTAGAGGAGTATATACACAGGTGTGAAGAAGACGTTAAGATCAACGTTCGACTGTATAACGAGCTTATGTACAAGATGAAGAAGCTTTATAAAGAAGAGGAAGATCTTAAAAAGTGTATTAACTACTTAGGTTTTAAGTTGGACTGTGCTGCAGATCAAGAAAGGCTACAGTGGAAATTAGATGTAGACAAAGCTGAGACCCACTTAGCTCAACTGGAAGCTATGAAGGCGGATAAAGTCGATCAGCTTACAAAAGCTATGCCTAATCAAAAGGTCTACAGCACTCGTAAGAGACCTGCCAAGTGGTTTAACTCTGCTGGAGATCTGACCAAGCTCGCTAGTGACTGGGTAGCTCTCATGGACGATATGAAGCTGCCCCATACTACGGAGACTGTTAAGGTAGTCTTGAGAGAAGTAGACGCCAATCCTAATTCTATTACACAGGTGAAGGACTGGTTGTTTAGCTTGGGTTGGGAACCTGCTGTTTATATTGACAACTACAAGGGTAAGGAAGGCCACTCTAACTTTAACAAAGAGGCACAAAACATATTAGGCTCACGTAAGTTAAAGCAAGACAGTGGTAAGATGGAGTCTCAGGGTGTACCTCAGATACGTGTTAACAATGAATTATGTCAATCTGTCAAAGACTTGATAGAGAGAGATAAATCTGTAGAGCTTTTGGAAGGTCTTACGATAATCAACCATCGTCTGGCTATCTTCAAAGCTTTTGTAAACTCTGTAGAGGATGGCTATGTCAAAGCTAGTATCGCAGGTTTCACTAATACCATGCGGTTCCGTCATGCTCGTCCTTTGGTAAATCTACCCTCAGTGGAAAAGCCTTGGGGCAAAGAGATCCGTGGATGTCTGGTTGCACCTGAAGGTCATGTTTTGTGTGGCGCTGATATGGTATCACTGGAAGATACAACTAAGCGTCACTATATGTATGACCATGATCCAGACTATGTTGACGAGATGTCAGTAGAGGGCTTTGATCCCCACTTGGACTTAGCCAAACACTCAGGTAAGATCTCTCAGGCTGACATAGATGCCTACAACAAAGGGGATCTTGATCTTAAGTCCCTGCGTAAGAAATTCAAGGTTGTTAATTATGCAGCCACTTACGGTGTAGGTCCAAAGAGTTTGGCTGTACAGATGGCAGGTACTTATTCAGAAGCTGACTTTATGCTTTCTGCATTCTGGGAAAGAAACTGGTCTATAGGTGCTGTAGCCAACAGTGTTAAGGTTCGTGAGGTAAACGGTAGCTCTTGGCTACAGAACCCTATCAGCGGTATGTACCACTCGTTAAGGTACGAGAAAGATAAGTTTAGTACGCTCAATCAAAGCACTGGTGTTTACTGCTTTGATCTTTGGGTGGGTAAGTGTAGGCAAGCTGGTTTAAACATAATAGGGCAGTTCCACGACGAAGTTATTGTCCTGTGTAACAAAGGAGAAGAAGAGAATGTAGCAAATATAATGAAGGATAGCATTGAGAGTGTAAACAACTTAGTTAAACTCAATGTACCACTTGGCATAGATTATAGCTTTGGAAATAATTATGCAGAAATACACTAGACTGGGGTTGACACTACTATCCTGGATACTATATACTAAATCTATCTCAAACAGAGGATGAGAAAATGGCTAAACGTAAAGCAATGACAATCGTAATGGATGGCTACATCAAGTGGGCTAGACTTCGTACATCAGAAATGGACACAAAGTTTGTACCTGATGGACAGTATAACGCTGAGTTCTATCCAGAAGATCAGGAGAACTTAGACAAGATCATGTCTGAAGCTAAAGCCCGTGGTAAGAAGATTGCTCTTAAAGACCCTTATGACGGTGAAGGTTTCGGTATTGGTAAATACTTTAAGATCTACCGTAACCACGTAAATCGGTCTGTAGAGGAGTTTGGTGGACCACCTGTTGTGGTTAAGATGGACGGGGATACTGTCAATGATCGTTGGGACTTTGAGATGGATGGTCTCATTGGTAATGGTTCTAAAGTTCGTGTTAAGTTGGTTATGTATGGTGATGGTAATATGGCAGGTCACCGCCTAGAGAAGCTAGGTGTACTTGACTTAGTTTCTTATGTTCCAGACGCAGATATGGCATCTGGTTTTTAACTGAAGCCCCTTCGGGGGCTTCTCCTTACGGAGAATAGTATGGGTTGTAAGGTAGAGATAACTGTCACTGAGACTGACGAGTTCGACCAAGTACGCAGCATGACTTATACGCAAAATAATGTGTATACGACAGAAGACTTTGAGTACATCTGTATCAAAGCTGCTAACTCTTGGGGTTTCGATGACTTCTTTTTTGGGTATCCACCGGATGTACTCAAGGTTAGGTTAAGTGAAAAAGATGAGTAAAGTAATTATAGACGGAGACATCGTAGCCTACAGGATGGCTTTTGCAAATAAAGACAAACCTCTTAAGATTGCTCTTATAGAGGTCGATACTTTTATGTCCTACATACTTTCTGAGACTTCCTTTTATACTGACTCAGGGGAGTATCAGGTTTACCTGACAGGTAAGGGTAACTTCCGAGAGGAGATAGCTAAGACTGCAGTGTACAAGGGAAATAGGAAGGATGCAGAGAAGCCAGTTTGGTTGTCAGCTATACGAGATCACTTAGTGGAAGCTTGGGATGCCGAGATTTCTTGTGGTCAAGAAGCTGATGACTTGATTGCCATAGAAGCTACCAAGTTTGGCAACAGATCTGTTGTAGCTTCAGCTGATAAGGATATGCTTCAGATACCTGCCTTCCACTTTAACTTTAATACTAATGTCTGGAAAAACGTAGACGAAGAAAGTGGTCTTAAATTCTTCTACACCCAGATCCTTACGGGTGATGCAGCTGATAATATCAAAGGTCTATACAGAGTTGGTCCTAAGAAAGCTGAGAAGATACTTGAAGGTTTGGTTAAAGAAGAAGATCTTTGGGATGCCGTTTTAAAAGCTTATGACGGTGACCGAGAGAGGGTCATTGAGAATGCTAGGCTTCTTTGGCTACGAAGAGAAGAGGGAGAGCTATGGCAACCGCTAGATCAGCGAAAGCAAAAGGCCGCGTAGGTCAACAAGAAGTCAGGGACAGGTTGCTAAAGGCTTTCCCTGAGCTTCACCCTGATGATGTTAAGTCACAGATCATGGGGGTAAACGGAGAGGACATTGTTCTTTCCCCAAGGGCCAGAGAAGTTCTTCCGTTGTCCATCGAAGTAAAGAGACGTAGGGACTTTAAAACTATGTATCAGTACTTAAGTCAGGCTGTACAAGATGGTAAATATGAACCTGTAGTTTTTCTTAGGGGTGACCGACAAGAATGGTTGGCACTGTGTAAGGCAGACTACTTTATGGAGTTACTAAAATGTCGAAAATGAAAATCTATTGGGCAGAAGGTGAAGTGTTAGACTTTGGAGACTACTTTGGTCTTGTGGGAAACTATGATGACAATGGAGAGTATGTCAGGGGTTATATCTGCCACCCAGAAGAAGAAGCTCTCCACGTAGTACAGAAGCACTTCAAGACTTCTATAGAGACACTGGAGATTTAAATGTCCTACATCTATTCCCGACACAAAACTGTAGTAGTTTTCTCCTGTGCTCATGCAGATCCTTCTGTAAGTAATGAAAGGTTTCTTTGGTTAGGCAACCTCATCTATGACATCAACCCGACTTATGTTGTAGACCTTGGGGATGGTGCTGATATGAAATCTCTTAATAGCTTTGACACTCGTAGTCCTCAAGCTGTTGTCTCTCAGAACTACGAGAAAGACATTGAGTGCTACAACGATGCTATGGAGAAGTTGCGCCATATGCCTAACCAAAGGAAGTACAAGAGGTCAAGCTGGATAGGGTTTGAAGGTAATCATGAGAATAGGATTAAGAGAGCTATACAAACTGATCCACGGCTCGAAGGGGATAAATATGGAATCTCCTTCAAGCATTTGCAGACAGACCACTGGTTCAATGACTACCATGAATATTCTAACTCAGCCCCCACCCTCGCTCACTATGATGGTATACTCTACGGTCATTATGTTTCTTCTGGTAACTATGGTTCTGCTATGTCAACTAAGCATCATGGCTATTCTCTTACTGAAAAGCTGGCCTGTTCTGCTACTGTCGGTCATAGTCATAAATTCTCTTATTACCATAAAGCTGACGCTAGTCCTTATCCGATCAACGGCCTTGTGGCTGGCTGCTTCAAAGGTAAAGAGGAGAGCTGGGCAGGTCAAGCTAACAGAGAGTGGAGATCTGGTGCGGTGGTCAAGAGATATGTAGACAACGGTAACTATGATCTTCAGTGGATATCTTTGTCTGCCCTTAGAAGAGAGTATGCAGATGAATGATAAAGATAAATCTTATGACGAAGTCTTAGACTTGCTAGAGACTTACGGTATTGACAGAATACTAGAGGATAGTCAGACGGATATGCCAAGTGTTCTAATGGTTTTAGATGAATTAGGTTTCGTAGAATTGGAGATGTATGACGATGATAACTCAGGATGATATTGACGCTGTGGCTACTGATCTTACAGGTACAGATATGGACTTGTACCAAGAGAAAGCTAAAAGCTTTGCCATCTATGATAAAAGCTTCAAGTTAGTTTACCCTGCACTAGGTTTAGCTAGTGAGGCTGGAGAGGTAGCTGACAAGGTTAAGAAGTGGATCAGGGATGGTCGTATGGATAAGCTTGAGATCGCTAAAGAGATTGGAGATGTACTTTGGTACGCAGCCTTATCTGCTGATGATTTAGGATATACTCTGTCAGACATAGCTTTGTTAAACTTAGAGAAGTTAGACAAGCGTAAGAAATCAGGAAAGATAAAAGGATCAGGTGACAACAGATGAATAATTATTTACCAACAGACTATCAGACTTTTATTGCTAAGTCTCGGTATGCAAAGTACTTCGATGGAAAAGGTCGGGAAGACTGGAGCGAAACTGTCTCTAGGTATATGACTAATGTAGTACGTCCTAAAATGTCTAATGTTCCTGAGATTCATTTAGATGCTTTAGAGCATTCTATTTTAAGCTTAGAGATTATGCCATCTATGCGAGCTATGATGACTGCAGGTCCAGCTTTGGCTAGAGATAATACTGCTGGATATAACTGCAGCTATTTACCTGTGGATGATCCTAAAGCATTTGATGAAGCTATGTTTATCCTGCTGTGTGGTACAGGTGTAGGCTTCTCAGTAGAGCGGCAGTTTGTACAAAGGCTACCAGAGGTTCCTGAGCTGTTTGAAAGTGATACAGTTGTCGTTGTAAAGGACAGCAAAGAAGGTTGGGCTAAGGCGTTTCGTCAGATACTTGCTCTTCTATGGGCTGGTGAGATCCCTAAGTGGGATGTCTCTCGCGTACGCCCTGCCGGTGCTAGACTTAAGACCTTTGGCGGTAGAGCCAGTGGTCCTGCACCTTTAGTGGAGCTGTTTAACTTTGCAGTATCTACATTCAAAAATGCTCAAGGTCGTAAGTTGTCCTCTATCGAGTGCCATGACCTTATGTGCTTCATTGGTCAGATTGTAGTAGTAGGTGGGGTACGCCGTAGTGCTATGATCTCCCTGTCTAACTTAAGTGATGATCGTATGCGTCATGCTAAATCAGGGCAGTGGTGGGAAACAGCAGCTCATCGTGCATTATCTAATAACAGTGTGAGCTACACAGAGAAGCCCGATATGGAAACCTTCATGCGGGAATGGCAAGCCTTAGTAGAAAGTAAGTCAGGGGAACGTGGTGTATTCAATCGTCAAGCAAGTAAAGTACAAGCTGCAAAAAATGGCAGACGTGACCCTAACTACGAGTTTGGCACTAATCCGTGCAGTGAAATCATTTTGCGTCCTAATCAGTTCTGCAACCTTACGGAGTGTGTTGTACGTGATACGGACACTGTGGAAGATCTTGAGCGTAAAGTCCGTCTGGCAACTATACTGGGAACTATCCAATCAACCTACACCAAGTTTCCGTATCTGCGAAAGGTGTGGACTACCAACACCGAAGAAGAGCGACTGCTCGGTGTGTCACTCACAGGCATAATGGATAACACTTTAATGACCCGTAAGAATGAAGGCTTGGAGAAGACCCTTGAGCACTTACGCACCGTGGCTGTTGATACTAATGCTGAATGGGCTGACCGTCTTGGTATACCTCGTTCTACTGCGATTACATGCGTTAAGCCTTCGGGAACGGTATCACAACTGGTGGATAGTGCCTCTGGCATACATGCTCGCCACAGTCCCTATTATATCCGCACTGTGCGTGGTGACAATAAAGATCCCTTGACACAGTTTATGAAGGATAAAGGGATACCTAATGAACCTTGTGTAATGAAAGGAGACACCACTACAGTATTTAGCTTCCCAGTTAAGTCGCCACCTTTTTCTGTTACTAGGAACGATATGAGCGCCCTAGAGCAGCTAGAGACATGGTTGATCTATCAGAGGTCATGGTGTGAGCATAAGCCCTCAGTGACGATCTCTGTAAAGGACGAGGAGTGGATGGAAGTAGGTGCATTTGTGTATAAACACTTTGATGAGATGTCAGGTGTTTCCTTCTTACCTCACACAGATCACACTTACCAACAGGCACCTTATCAGGACTGCACAATGGAAGAATACTTTGAACTTTCACAAAAGATGCCAAAGGCTATTGACTGGTCTGAGTTATCAGAGTATGAACAAGAGGACAACACCGCAGGTATGCAAACAATGGCTTGTAGCGGTGATGTTTGTGAAATAGTAGATTTAACTTAGGAGACTACGATGGAAAACCAGTTACCACTTCAACTATCACTACACTTAAGTGACATGGGTATAATACAGAAAGACTTCACAGATACACCTGTAGAAGATGAAGTCTATGAAGTCGATATGTCTTACAAAGGAGTAGAGCTTGACGAGTATGGGGAGCCACCGTTCTAATGGCTAAATGGGATTTATCAAAGTTGAGTAAGTCTCAAGAGGTGGACTACGTTAACAGTCCGCCTCACTACAATAGTACCATAGAATGTATAGACGCTATGGAAGCTATGACTGAGGGGGCAGCTGTAAATACCCATGCTGCCTATTGTTGGCAATCTGCTTTTAAGTATCTTTGGAGATGGCCTTATAAGAAGAAGCCTGTAGAAGATCTTAGGAAGTGTATCTGGTATCTCGAAAGGCTTATAGATATATTGGAGAATCTAGATGTGGACAGCGATAATACTGACGTGCCATTTAGACACAGCAATTTGTAAAAGTGCATCACCTCCTACTCTATACACTTCAGAGAAAGCCTGTCTAAACTCTTTAGCTTTAGGTATGCAAACCCTAGAAGCAAATAGGTGGGTAATAAAAGACTATCTCTGTCATCAATGGGGTAGATCCTCATAAAAGAAGGCCCCAAGGAGAAATCCAAGGGGCCTTTAGTTTGTCTGCAGTTTTTATTTATGGTTAGGGCAAGAGCAGTCCCAGCAGAAGCAAGAGAAGAAACCTCTGGGGGGTAGGTCTAAGACTGACTTAGCCTTCTTAGACTTCTTCTGTCGTCGTCTTAGGTGACGTTTAAAGGTGTACTTACTGGGAGACGCTCTAGCTATTGTTTTATACAAATTACCTCACTTACTTACCGAAGAATTTAGATACTGACCTAATTCCTATGGATGCTGATACGATCCCACCAAGGGAATACTGATACCATGTTGGCATAGTCTCAAGTGCTGCAAAACCAGCCTGGACTATGGCATTGCCCCAATCTCCACAAAATGCCAGTATCAGGGGAATACTGAATAGTAGGGTTATCCACTCATCTTTCCAACTATTCTGTGTAGCCTGTATAGCAGCTAGATCCCAATCTATCTCACCTGTAAGCTGTTTCTTCTTAATCTCAGCTTCAGTTAGTTTGATCTGTGTCTTACTGTCTATTACACTTGTAGCTAGACCAGCTACACTACTTAAGATTTGACCAATCATTATTTCTTCTCCGAATTAAGCCATACAGCTATCGTACCAGTCATAGCACCACTAACAACACTAATCATGGCACTCTGTTGAGTACTTAAGTCATCCAAGCTAATTCCCCACTCTATTACACGTATGTACATAAGGGTCATCACTACCATCATAAGTCTGGGTAGGATCTTCCACTCTAGGAATCTTTCCATAGTCACAGTCATATTATACCTCTACGTCTAGTATCTTGCCTACATCTATAGGTGCTACAATTCTACCATTAGGACTGTAGGCTAACTCAGCCATACTTCTCTGTCTGTTTAAGAGTTCTTCAGCTTTCTCTTGCCAGTACTTGTCTAGCCTTATAGTAACTTCACTACGAGTAGCTGGCTCTACAACCTTTGGCTTATCAGCACTAACCTTAGCTGGGAGAATAGGTGCTGTAGTCACTGTAGTAGCTGTAAACTCAGGTATCTGGTACATCTGGAATGGGAAAGTACCTTTAGCTTCTAAACCCATTATAACATCCCCTTTGATGACATTATTATAAGTACAGCTATACCTGTTATAATAGACAACACAGTTACTGTACCCCCGATAACAACTACCTTCTCTACAATCTCT